TTCATTCGGTCTCAGTCAGATGAAGCTCACTGTGCTGCAAGCGCAATCCTACACGAGCTTTTCTTTGAGGGCTTGTCTGTTCTACCTTCTCCACCATCTGTTTCTGTACAAAGCGCATTGATCAACAGATTCAACAGCGTTGATTCTTGGTGGGACGAGATGATTCAAGTTGGAGTGCTAGCACATGGTTGGGCCGTGACCGTTGTGTCTCCGAAGGACCATCAGGATATTCAAACGGTCTTGCTTGATCCAGGAGAAAGCAACTTCCCTCCAGGGTACATGCCGATCTGCGCAGTCGATTGTCATGAGCATGCTTATTGGATGGACCATGGATTTGACAAGAAGAGGTATCTTGAAGCAATGAAGAGGTTCATAAACTGGGAAGCTCTCGACGAGAGGTTCTCCTTTGCAACGAGGTAGCACATGGGCGATCCACAAAAGCTGAAGGCATTCATAGACAAAGACCAGCAGGACGAGTCAGACGGCCAGGGGGACCAAGGTGACCAGGGCGATGGTGACCCTGATGACGAGCAGGACACCAGCGAGGAAGCACAGAATCAGCGCAAGATGAACCCAGAAGTGAGCTACATGGAACTCGACCAGGAAGCGGGAGCGTTCGCCTGTGGCGAGTGCATCCATGTACACCCAGGTGAAGAGGACGGGGAAGGCTCGTGCATTCACAAGCTGGTCCGAGCCAAGGTGTCCACGAAGAACGGAAGCTGTGACCTGTACAGTCCGGCTGAAGCGAACATCGTGTTTCCTCCTGGAGAAGGGGGCGCTGAAGATGAAGAAGACGAAGAGCTGGACGAAGAAGATGAGAGCGAGGATGAGGACGAAGAGTACGACGAGGATGAAGACGAGGGGTAAGTGCCTCCGAAGTTGCGGCCTTTCTACACTGTGCTCGAAGAGCACCAACGATTGCTCAGTCGCCTGACCGATCGTCGTGCTCTTCCTCGTCTGAAGAAGTTGTACGAAGAAGCCCATGATACTGTTGCACGCAAACTACGAACTCGGCTCAGTCCAGCCCTCAAGGATACGTTCACTACCCATCAGCAACGAATAGTCCTTGCCCAATTGAAGCAAGGGCAGCTCCACATTGCAGGTGCTCTGGCAGGCGAGCTATCCGACGTGACGAAGGAAGCACAGATAGACTCTGTGCGAGGGCTTGCGCGCAACATAGCCAAGCTTGAGAAGCACTTCACAGGCGCAGAGATCACCATACCAATAGACGAGGCTTGGAAGCTGCACAGTCTCGTAGGGAAACGCCGAGCTGCACTGGACACCATGCACCAGCGGAGCATTGCAAGGTGGGGAGCCAGGCTGTTCAACACAGTGCATGAGTCCACGTCAATGGCGCTCGCCACGAGCGCAACGACGGAAGAAGCTATCGAGCTGATCCCGAAAGCAGCAGCAGACGAGTGGTGGCAGGGCGAACGGATAGTGAGGACAGAAACCGCATGGGCTGGGAATCTTTCTATAAGTGACGGGATCAAGGAATCGGCCGAGATTTTGCCAGACCTGATGAAGCGGTGGACGGAGCATGTAGATGATAACTCAGGCCAGCCATTGGATGACCGTGTTGCGCCTGACTCGCTTGCTATGCACGGGCAGATAACAGACGCGGATGGCGAGTTTGACTTCCCTGATGATGCAGAGGACATGACACCACAGGCAATCGCTTCCATGAAGGCTCGTGGACCTTGGACTGCGCCTCCGAATCGACCGAATGATCGGGCCTCTATTCAACCATGGCGTGAGTCTTGGAACATTCCAGCCTATCGCCTTGTTGGTGGTGGGCGTGTTTGGGTGTAGCAAAGGGGATCTGAATGGCACTCCAATTCAAGAAGCTCAAAGCTCTTGTTGACAGAGAGTCTCCAAAGAAGAAGCGCCCCGAAGATGACGAGCTTGATGGCTACAGCACAGACGACGCCAAGCTTGCCAAGTACGTTGAGGAGGAAGGCGAGAAGGTCAACGACAAGGGCGTTGACCCAGATACCAAGAAGCTCTTGAAAGATTACGACCCTGATCACAATCCTGCGTCATGGGTTAGGGATGAAGCAAAGTGGGAGCGAGCGAAAGAGGCTGTTGACCCAGAAGGCGAAGGGGCCGAGAAGTACGATACTCCGTACGCCGTCGTAGTCTACGTATATAAAAGACTCGGTGGGAGGGTTAAGAAAACAAAGGGTGACAGGTGACTCTTGTAGAAAGATTTCTTGCGCTCGTTACGGTTGAGCCTACTACAGGCTGCTGGCTTTGGCGTGGTGATCGCGCGAACAATGATAGGCCAGCAATAAAGGTGGCTAGCGTTTGGCATGTAGCCGCACGACTTTCGTACGAGCTTTTTGTTGATGCAATCCCACCTGGACTGTTTGTTTGTCATACATGTGATGTTGGTGAATGTGTACGTCCAGATCATTTGTGGGTTGGCACGCATGCAGAAAATATGGCTGATGCAGCGCGCAAAGGGCGCATGCATCGGGGTGAGTGTCATGTTTTGCACAAGTTGACTACTGTGCAGGTTGCACAGATCAAGGCCAAGTATAAGCCATACAAGGTAACGGCACTTGAACTAGCCATAGCATACGGCGTCAGTCAAGGTGCTATACGAAGCATAATCAACGGTGACAACTGGGGATGGATGGGCGGTAGGATCAAAATCAAGAAGGAGTAGGTCATGAACTGGGAAGAGCACAACAATAGTTTGCTGTCACAAGGCATTGCTCCTGTTCCAAAGCACCGTCAGGCAATTGATGCGTTTTCTGGTGCTGTAGGTAAGAAAGCACTGATTGAACAGCATCGTGCCAGTGAGCACTTGTTCAAGCCTCCTGAAGAGTCAGCACATACAGGCAGCGAAAGCTACGCGGACAAGATCAAGCCTCAAGTAGTTCAGTCTTTTCAGAAGACGTACAAGGACATTGTCAAAGAAGGAACCAACCCAAAGCAGGCGCATGCCATTGCTGTTTCTGTTGCGATCAGAGAGCACGGCTTATCTCAAGATGACGTAGAGAAGATCACAAAGGACCATGGGCTTGGTATGCACAAAGGAGAAACTATGCGCAAATGGCCAAAGCAATCATCAAAGCAAGCAGAACACCGTGAGCTTAGGGAGATAGACGAAGCAAAAGAACTAGACATAGAAGATGCAGAAGCAGAGTACGAAGCTAAGCATCCTGAGATCACCAGACAGCGAGACAAGGATGCTGCAAAGACTTACCACAAAGAGTACAAAAGTCTTGTCAAGTCTGGGGTTGGCCCAAAAGAAGCACATGATAAGGCTGCGATGAAGGCAGCTAAAAAGCATGGGACTTCCATGTTCAATGTGGAAGAGGCTGCGAAGGGCCTAGGTGCTGGGAAGTATGGTAAAGGCACTACCAAGCTCAAAGATCCCCACAAGGAGCAACTTGCAAGGCTTCAGCAGACAAGGTCGGCACAGACCGGACCCAAGGGTGGGAGGTACTACACACTCCCAGGTGGCGGAAAGAAGTACATCTAGATTTCCAGAGCTTGCACTTTGTTGTTGATTTCGGCTAGTCTTCACACTGTAGAGGTCCACCATGGCGACCAAAGCGACTTTCAACTCTTCGATACCTACGGACGAACCGATCCTCATACGCCCAGGCGTCATGCACAGGGAGGATGACTTTCACGGAAGCGCGAAGCACTATGCGCTCCCGCCAGAGCATCCGGAGCGCACAGCCAAGGGCGATCTAGGTTTCGCAGGGTTGCCTGCGCCGACGCATTCATTTGAGAGTGGGGACGCTGCTCCGTTCGCTAACTTGCACAAAGGGTGATCAATGTTCAAGGCAACTCCGCAGGCCACAAGAAGCTTGAGAAAGATCGCCGAGACCAAGAACAATCCATCCAGCTTTGTGGAAGCTCCTCAGTATTGTGCGCAGTGCGGCGTCCCGCTCACGGGAGAGGTTCAGCACGGAGCGCACTACGGGGACAGCGCAGAACAGGCTAAGCCGAGCATTCCGACAGGAGCCATGACGCCGTTCACGCTTGGAGGAAGTTGATCAATGTGCTCAAACCAGGAACTCGCAGAGAAGTCTGGCCAGGACAAGGGCAAAGAGCCTGTCAATGTCTACGATGACATGTGTGGGAAGCACGAGGGCAGAGCTTCCGTGGAAGGCTCGTCCAAGGAGCCACCTGCACAGCCATCGCCGATGAAGATCAGTTGAAGATCAGCAGCGACAACCCCTGCTGAACAGGAGTGATAAACATGACGATGCTTTCAGAGGAAGCTGCTGATGTTGGCCAGGACAAGACCAACAAGGACTTCACGCAGAAGTACGACAGTGCGCACGGGACGTACAAAGACCCGATCGAGCAGGTCGCCGTGGAAGAGCGCCTGCCGACCGTGTCAATGCCAAAGGGTCCGGACCCGGACCCTTTTGTGATCGGGCCTATGACGGGCGGCGAGAGGATATAGCACTCGATGTCTGATCGTTTCTCGCTTGAGGGCAGTTATGCCGTCGTTCCACTGTCGCCACCAGCGTCAGCGGACTTCGACGTGATTGCAGCCATTGACGAAACAATCATTCTCAACGACAAGAGTGCAAACTCATACGACCTGGCTCTGGACGCTCCGTTCGTCGTTCCGTTTGGTGGTGTTACGAACGCGCATGTGCTCATCTTGAAGCTCATATCAGGGCTCAAGTTCAAGGCCCTCATTACAACTTCAGATGGGGCCTCGCAGACCGTCCCAGTGGACTCTTTGTTGATCATGATTGCACAGGGAGCGCCCGTCACAGCGCTTTCACTTGTGCGCACCGTGGCGACTCTGACATCTGTGCGAGTGTTTCTAGGACAAAAAGCGTAGATCACTTTTCAAAGGGAGATCACACATGACGGCACCAACTGTTCCAACCCTCAAGGACGTTCTGAACGCTGCGCATCCTTCAGAGATCGCAGATGCTCTTCGCAAGCTCGCACTCGGCACTCTTCTAACAAGTGAAGAGTACGACACTGGAACGTTCGCGATCAGCACCCCACCGACCAATGCTACCTTCACAGCAGGCGCTGGGATTCTGCCAGCCGCGACCTACTACTACCGAGTCGTGGCGAAAAGTGCAGTCGGGAACACTCTTCCATCGACAGAGACTAGCCTCGTATTAGCGGCAGTTGGCGGTGTCCTCGTGAAGTGGGGTGCACTGGCAGGCGCGACCGGATACGACATCTATGGTCGGAGCACAGGCGCTGAGCTGTACATGGCGTCGGTTGATGCGAACACGCTCCAGTGGCTCGACAACGGTTCTGTCGTTCCTGCGGGCGCATTGCCGACTGCGCTGCTGACCACGGTCGTTCTCCCGTACGAGGCAGCATACGTGCAGAGCGCACGTATTGTCACGGCGACCACAGCGTCCATCGTTGGGACGTACATGGCAGCGGACTCCAGCGCGACTGCAATCACGGCCGGTACTTCTGGCGTCGTGGGCATCTGCAAGCTGGGAGTGGACCGGAAGACGCTGACGTTCCTCACGGCGTCTGATGCAACTCGGGTGATCGTGCGCTACTCGCGGATTTCTACCCCGCTTGCGACGCCGTTCTTCCCGAACACGAAAGCGTAGTTTGGTGGACCCGAGAAGTGAACCGTACCTGGAGGGCCCAAAGCCCTCCAGGGAATAACAAAGCGAGCGGTCGCCTTTTTCGGTTGGCGTTGACTTCGCTGTGCACACGCGCACGGCGGCGGAAACAGCCGGATAGCACAGACCGGGCGAGGCACCCAAAGCAGAGGAAAGCGAGCGCAAGCTATGACACCGGAAGAGCAGGCAGCAGCACAAGAAGCAGAGAATAAAGCAGCAGCGGAAGAAGCAGCTTTGAGGGCAGCTGGAACGGACAATGGCGACGGGACGATCACACAACCAGACGGCAGGGTTGTTGTGCTTCATCCTTCAGCGTACAAGCGGATCAGGGAGGAGTCGAGGGCCAGAGGGAAGAAAGAAGCAATGAACGAGATCGAAGCAGCGGCAAAAGCAGCAGGGTTTTCTTCCCTACAGGAAGCGCTTGCAGCTGCATTTCGAGGAGGCCCCAGCCGCTCGAACGGGCATAGGGACAGGCACGACCAGCGCAATGGACAAGGCAACAGGAACGGCCAAGAGCGCCAGCTACCTGTCCAAGCAGTGGCTCCAGGGCCCGCACCGACCCCACCGAACTCTCATTCCGACAGGAAAGCCTGGGACCGTTACGAGAGAGCACGACAGCAATGGGAGAAGGATCGGGATGTGTACCGACGGAGGATTGCTTCGGAGTCGAACAAAAGGCGGGATCTCCAGCGCCAGTTGGACGCCAAGGACGCTGAGATGTCTCTCCGCGAAACGGCTGTAGCAGTCGGCGTGAAGGATGTGGACTACGCTCTGCGTTTGCTCACGCGACACTTGGAGGGCAAGCCTGAAGAAGAGCTGAAGGACTTTGACGAGTGCAAGTTCTTCGAGGGCCTTCGAGAGGGCAAGCCTTATCTGTTCGGTGAATCCGTGGTGCCTGCAACGACAGGAACGAACGGGAATACACCGATCCCGCCAAAGCCAGGCACGACCGCTGCTGCGAACGCGAAGGATGCACAGGTAGATGCGAGGGAAATGAAACAGGAGGAATTTACAGCAAAACTCCAGAAGATGGGCTTGGACCGTATAGGCTTGTAGACTGAGCAGGCATTGCCTCTTTTCTGGGCGCTGATTTGACAAGGAAGCCAGAAGCGGAATAACTTTGCGCTTGTAGGTGGCGCAACAACCGCAACACCCAGGAGAATGGCAATGCCTGACTTTTCAACGATCATTCAAGACCCCACGATTCGCCAGATCGTCCAGGAGAACATCCTGGAACGTGCGTTCCACGACGCTCTCTTTCCTCGACTTTTGTACAGAGGAGAAGCGACTCCTCAACTGTGGCCTGCCAATGTAGGCGACTCGATGGTCTTCACAGGCGTCGGGCTCATCAAGCCGAAGATGGCCCCTTTGGCTCCTGGTCTGGACCCGACCCCGTCGAGCTACCAGTCTGAGCAATGGCCTGCGACGATTCAGCAGTACGCAGACACGATCGACACTCACATGCCGACAAGCATCGTGGCGATTGCCAACCTGTTCCTTCGGAATGCTCACCAGCTCGGAATGTCTGCTGGCCAAGCACTCAATCGCCTCGTTCGTGACCGTCTGTACAACGCGGCTGTGAGTGGGAACACAGTGACGACCGTGGCTCAGGGTGGTGGTGGCTCTGCTTCGATGCACGTGCAGCGCCTGAACGGGTTCACCAAGGCTCGCCGGCCGGATCTTCCCACCGGGAGCCCGGTTCGGTTCGACACGGTCTCCGCAACGAACCCTCTCGCAATTACCATTGGAGGCTCGGCTGCTTCCGTGGTTGGTTTCACTCCGGACATTGCTGGAGACGAAGTTGGCCCTGGTGTGCTCACCCTCGCTGTTGCAACGACTTGGGCTGCACGAGTCGCTGTGCTCGCTTCGGATGCCTCGTTCTTGCAGAGGGTTGGTGGTGGGGCAACCATCGACGCGCTGACGGCTGCCAACATCATGACTCTTGCGGACATCCGCTCGGTCGTGGCTCGGTTCTGGCAGCAGAACGTTCCGGAGCAGCCTGACGGAAGGTTCCACTGTCATCTCTCTCCATCTGCGCAATCCGAGATCTTTGCAGACGCTGAGTTCCAGCGTCTGCTCACGGCTCTGCCGGACTACTACATGTACAAGCAGTTCGCCCTCGGCGAGCTTCTTGGAGTGGTCTTCTTCCGGAACTCTGAGGCGCCAATCGCCCAGACGGTCGAAGGTGGGCCGACTGCTGTGTACAGCTCTTCGGATCCTCTCGCCCTGGAGCTCTATACGACTGGCATCGCAACGGGCATTCCCGTCCAGCACACGCTGTTCGTGGGGCAAGGGCTGATCCATGAGTACTACCAGGAACTCTCGCAGCTCATCACAGAGGCAGGGGTCACCGGTCGGGTTGGAGAGCCTCGGATCACCAACAACTCCATCGAGGTTTTCTCGGAGCGCATCCAGCTCATTCTCCGTGCTCCGCTCAACCGCTTGCAGGATCTCGTTTCGACATCCTGGAAGTTCATTGGTGACTGGCCTGCGCGGACGGACGTAACGACTGGTGACGGTGCTCGCTACAAGCGCGCCACAGTGATTCAGCACGCATAGGAGCCATAGGCTTCATGGGCTGTGTTGCTGCCATCGTTCTACTTTTGCAGGGCTTGTCCCTGCATTCCGGGAGCCTTTGTGCTCCCATCTCGGCTGCCTTTGTGCAGCCTCTAGGAGCGCATGAACGACAGTTCATTTCAGGTCTAGCTGACGCTGTGACCTGGCACTCCGCAGACTCTAGATTACCTTTCGGTGATCGCGCCAGTGAGTCTGTTTACGGGCCTTTGATCCCACGGTCGGGATCTCTTTTGGCCCTGTGCAGAGAAGCAAACCCTGGCTTTTGCCATGGAACCGCTTTCTCTGCTTTTGGTGGCCCCACCTTCGCAGCTTTTTGCTGCACTCATTGGTGTGGACATTTCGATGCGCTTTACGCTCATCAAAGTAGAGCGCTGCTCGGCTCGTCTCTGTTACCCCTACGGCTCGGGTAGAGCCGGTTATTACAGAGACATCTTGCAGCGCTCTGCCACCGTTCCTCAAGGAGAACATCATGGCGAAGAAGGGCTTTGATCCAATCGAGAACGCCAAGGCGACCACGAAGGCATCTCCTGGAAGAGCTAGCACTCCAGAAGCTTCTGAGCCTGCACAACCATCCCAGCCTCTTCGAGCGAGGGGCGCACCTGGTGTTCTGGAGAACAGAGAGGCTCTGCAAGAGGGAGCTGACCACGAAACACATACGACTTTCGTGGGTGGATGTGAGGGGTGCGCAGCGGACGCCGCACGTGCAGCGGCCGAGCAGAAGGCAAAGGATGAAGAGATTGCCAAGGCTATCCCGGATTTTGCACCAACCATCGAAGCACAGCGCTTTCGTGTGACTGAGCGCAAGATCATCATGAGCAATGGGTCACTGACAACGCTGGCAGCAGGGTCGATTGTCAGTGTACTGACGCATGACCTTGCGTCCTTGCGTACTCAAAACGTGAAGATGGAGCCTGTAGAGTAGAGGCTCTTCAATGGAGGCAGTTGGCTGCACATGGCGTTCACGACCCCAGAACGTGAGAGGATCCGGTATCACTTAGGGTACGGGTCTGTCCAGCCTGCTGCTTCGATCCAATACGGTCTTCCGCGCCCTATTCAGACGATGTTCCTTGTTGAGACAGCAATGTCCAACATCCTTGTGGAAGCAGAAGACAAGATACGTCGAATCCTAGGTGTGATGGATGGCATTGAAGAACAGATGATCGACGCACAGCCACGCCTTGCAGCAACTCAGCTTGACGAGCTGCACATCCGAGGGGACGAAACAGACGCTCTGGAGAATGAGTACGTTCGATGGGGCTGTCGCCTCTCGGACATCTTGATGGTCCCCATCTATGCTTATAGTACCAAGTACAAAGGGCACTTCGGTGGGTGCAACCTTCCAGTGAGAGGGTGACCTGTGCCATTTCCAGTTCACCCGAAGCCTTTCACAGACTTGAGTGGGCTAGACCTATCCAAAACGCTTGCGCGCAAGCTGATCCCTGTTGCGGATCATCTTAGGGACTTGCGTACAAAATTCGGAATGCGGCCCTATGAAGTCCACATTGTCCGAACGCGCTGGACAGGTGGCGAGCGCGGGGTCGGCGAGGAGTTTACGGAGTACGACGTAGCGATACTGCCGACTCCTAGGATCGCTGACTTGACAGGGCTTGCCGACATTGTGAACCCTGTGGGCCTTGACGAGTTTGGCCCTGTGATCCTTGATGAGGTGAGTGGAAGATACACAGAAGACCAACTGACTGGCAACCATGATGACGGGACACCTTCTACAGAAGATGAGAACTTCTTCTACGAGGTGGTCTTTCCTATGCCAGATGGGATGTCTGGCAACGTCGAACGCAGAAGGTTCTTTCCTGCTTCAGCGCCTCATTACACAGCAGGGAAATTTGAGTGGGTCATCAGGCTTGAGCGCACGCGCTCCGACCGGGCTCGCGGAGATTCATCACCATGAACAGGGTGGTCAAGATCGACGCGAAAGACTATTCTGCCTATCTGCGAAACATCGCAACGGCAGAGATCCCAAAAGCTATTGAGCGTGGCTGTCTGTCTGGGGCTTTGCGCTGCATACCGATCGTCCAGCGCTCCACTGAGACAGCACCTCCAGCCAACCCAGCCGGAAAGGGGGTAGGGGGTGCATTCAACTATGGGGATTACAAACGCGCTTGGAAGGCTACACCAACCAAGGGCGGAGCAGCTGTTTTCAATGATCGGCTATATGCAGCAGTCATTGAAGAAGGCAGACGCGCAGGAGCCAAGATGCCTCCTTCTGACCCAGACGTGATTGCTCATTGGGTTCAGAGACACCTAGGCAAGTCGAAGAAGGAAGCCAAGCAGCTCAGCTTCGTCATTCGGCGTGCTATCAAGGCACGTGGACTCAACCCAAGGCGCGTCCTTGCACGTGCGATCCCAGAGATGGACAAAGCTGTAGACGAGGAGATCATCCGGGAGCTGGAGGCAGCCTACTGATGACGATACCTCCTTCACTGCTTCCTGTCCGAACAGGCACACGGGTCATCCTCGATCCTGGTGACAAGCCCGTCTACAGCATTGTCCAGGAGACAGATGCACGCACAGCAATCGCACGTGGGCTGAAGGAGTACATAGAACAGCTTGAATGGAATGCGTATGGTGGGCGTTTGCTCCGCTTCAAGCACGTCTATGACACGTGGCCACAGTCGGAAGAGAAGGCTGAGTACCCGAGCGCGGCTGTTGCAGCAGTAGGGAAAGGGAACTACGACGCTTCCAGGTTGACGCCTGGAGCGTATGAGTCGACAGTTGAAGGGAAAGCACTGATCAAAACAAGCGAGATGACAATAGACGTTCAGTTGGGGATATGGGCCACAGACACGAAAGAGCGGATGTGGCTTGTTGCGATGCTTGAAGACAAGCTATCACCGACTGACTTCATGTACGGTTTGCGCTTGGAGCTTCCGCACTACTTTGGAGCACGAGCAACATACGAGCCTTTCGACATGGCGTACGACGATTCTCCAGAGAACGCCATGAAGAGATCTCGTCTGGCGACTATCACGCTGCATGGGGCTATGTCTGTCCTTCGACTCGCACAGCTGCCTGGGATGCGACCCATGCCTGGAACGCAAATTGTCGAGCAGGACTCTGATTTTGAGGTTCCTGGAGATGGGGTCACACAGGTCTTTAGAGGTCAAACGGGTTGATGTAGTATCTAGGTTTGGAGGTGCACTGTGTCGGGATTCATTAGAAGATACCCCTACTTTCCAGGTTTGGACGTCATTGCATTGATCGAAGGTGCTATCGTCATTGATGCGCCTCCTCCTGGACAGATTCAGGGCGTTTCAACAGGAGTGGCTTGCCTTGTGGGTGAGTTTGCAGACATGACGTACGGTGTCTCTGTTGACTCAGCTGGAGCAGTGACCACCAAGCCACAGCCCATTGAAGTGTTTTCCAGCCAAGACATGCTGAACAAGGTTGGTGGTTGGGACGAGACCCTTGGCGAGTTTGGAGTGAGCGGAGGGAATGGGTTTGCGGCTCTCCGGAACAAGATGTTCTCCAGGCTCATACTCGTACCGATCAACCTGTGCAGCTCGAAGGGCATTCGCTTGTTCAGGCAGCTTGCCACGAACAAGAGCGCCACAGACCCGACGCCTGTTGTGCCTGTCCAAGGGGCAACAGTTGCGGCAGGGCGTGAGTTCAAAAGTGGTGTGAACAGAGCACGCATTGGGCAGGCGATTGCATTCTCTTCCGACCAAGCATACGAAAGCGGCGTTGATGGCGCGGTGACAGCAGCGGGCGCTCCTGCTGCAACACAGTCATTCGGCTCTGCGGGTGCCTCTTTCCTTACCGTGCAGCGACCGGATGGGAAGGTTGGCGTCAAGATCGGTGACGTGGTTGTCATCGGACAGATTGGTGGGGCGCTTGGGCTGGGCTCGAACGCTGCAACGTACCGTGTCCACTCTGTCACCAGCGCAGTAGCTCTCGTCTTGGAGAAGCTGGACGGATCAACGTTCGATTGGGTGTCGACGGTAGCTTTGCCTTGGCGCATTCACGCTGGAGCTGCTGCTGACTCTGCTCCAGAAGGCAATGAGATCACAATGGTTGGAGGGTACGACGTTCCTGCACGCCCTCTCGACGCAACCATACCAGTTGACACGATCCTCGCGCCGACTGTTGTTCCTCCAGCCCCAGCAGCAACTTCATGGGACTTGCTTTCCGGGCTTGGTGCACGAACCCAATCAGTTGATGGTCTGATTTACACTGCGGCAACCCAGGCACCGAACGCTGTAGCAAGTGCCAGTTTCGAGGCACTGTACGCTCTGGCAATCGATTCACTGCTTGACGACAGCTACCCAGCTCGGGATGTGAATATCATCTGGTCTGCTCGTACAGACGCAGTCATTCGAGCCAAGCTCAAGCAGCATGTTCTTCAGGCAAGCGCTCAAGGTGTGGGTCGCATTTGCACGATCTCCCCAGAAGTAAGCCAGCTCACCAAGGCAACGGTCCTTGGAGATGCAGACCCAGGGGTAGGGGCTAACAGAGACGAGAGTGTGATCTACTGCTGGCCAGGCGCACAGACGTTCATTCCAGAAGCTGTCACTTTCAACATCAAGACAGCGCTTGGGACGCTTGATCCCACAGGGCTCATCGATGACAGGACTGATGGTTGGCTCGCGGCGGTCATGTCCAACTTGCCTCCGGAGCAGAACCCTGCTCAAAGCGGGCCTCCTGTCTCAACTGTGATGGCAGGCGTTCTCGGGTTCCAGCGTGGGATCACTGCTTTGTCCATGGCGGACTACATCTCTTTCCGCCAGCGAGGCATCGTTGCACTGAAGATCGACCGAACTGCTGGCCCTATCTTCCAGTCAGGTGTCACAACATCCCTCGTGAGCGGCCGGAAGAACATCAATCGCAGGCGGATGTCTTACTACATCGAGGACTCCGTCGCAGACAGGCTGAACCAGTTCTCCAAGCAGCTCATGACAAACCAGCTCAAGGACTCTGCGGTTGGAGAGGTCACTGCGTTCTTGCTCGACCTCCTTTCTCCAGACAACCCACCAGCTCAGCGCATTGCGGCGTTCCAAGTGGATAGGACTAGTGGAAACACCCCTACTTCGCTTGCGCTTGGTGTGTACGTAATCATCGCGCGTGTGCAGACGCTTGCCAGTGCTGATTTCCTCGTGTTTAACGCGGAAATTGGGGAATCGGTCAAGGTCACAACGACGTAGGAGGTTCACATGCCACGAACAGAGATCATAAACACCAGTGGTGGGGCTGTGACTTTGCCTATGCCGTACGGCGTCATCGTTGCGGCAGGCAAGGGCGTCGTCGTTCCGGATGACGTCCCTACCGTCATGGGGCACCTTGGCAGTATGATCAATGGCATACTCAAGGTTCTGGCCGTCCCAGAAGGGTCAGCATACGATGTGCTGCCTGTTCCTGTAGGTACGGATTCTATTCAGCCGGAAGCGATTACAACAGAAAAGCTTGATGAACTTGCGGTAACATACGAAAAGATCAGCTATGTTGATCCATTGGGCATACGCCCTTACTTTGTAATTGCAAGGACTTTTGTAGCTGGCATTGGTGGTGGAGCAGACGACATAGTCATCTACGATGCAAATGCCCCATTTTCTTTTCGCGTACTTGACGCTCAGGTGCTGGTCACAACCGTCGTTCCAGGTGGCACCATTACGATCAGAAATGCAAAAGCAGGTGGCGGTGTCGCTCTTTCAGACGCTTTTTCTACCGCTGCGCCTGGGAGGAACTGGGACTATGGCACCGTAGGGATCACTCCGGTGATCCCAGCGGGTGGAACTTTGGTCCTGCGCCGGAGCAATAACCTGAGTGCTGGGGAGATGCTCATACCTGTCATTCGGGTGCCTTGACACTCATGCACGAGGTTGCTAGCGTTATGACTTGATTGAGCCCCGCAAGGGGCACGCGAGTTCACTTCAGAGTTTTGAAGGATAGGCGCGCGGGGTTGCCATCAGAGGCTCCCCGCGCTTTTTCTTTTGAGCAAGGAGAGATCAAGTGGCGCAGCGAATTAAAGGTCAAGAAATTGAACTGATGGTGATTATGGATGGAAGGCCGCTGACCTCAATCACAGACGTGCGAAGCTTCGAGGTCGCAGCAAAAACAGACATGCTCGAAGAGTCGTACCTTGGGGAGACGACAGACAGGTATGACGAAATCTTCAAGGGTGTCCGTGGCCGAATGGACCTCCACTTCGAGAACAAGGACATCTTCAACTTGCTCATCGGAGTAATAGACCGTGCTCGTCGGCGCACTCCTGGGACCATCATCAACATCAAGGCGACCCTCAACTTTCCGAATGGGGATCGACCAATGGTGCTGATCAACAACGTGGTCTTCGGCGAGCTGCCAATCAACTTCGCTTCGCGCAGTGACTACGGTGCGATCACGCTGGACTTTCAATCAAGCAACCTCACCTTCATCACAGCCTGATAGACGGGCTGCAACAAAAGGAGCAACACAATGGGAGTGCTGGACGACAAGCATGCAGAAGTGAAACCGTTGTCTCGACAGGTCTATACGTACAACGTTCCGGTCAAGATTCCTGGGGATGTCCGAAGTGTTGGTGTTGTAGAGCTCACCGCGGACGAAGAGCTGCAAGCGACGAAAAGATCACGAGGGGACACGTTCAGGCTTGCGTACGAGCTTGCGAAGCAAAGCCTTGTGGAAGTGAATGGAGAGAAGGTAAGCCTCATGGACGGTTCTGCCGACGCGATCTGGGCGAAGATGAACCCAAAGTTGAGGAACCTCGTACTTGCAGCGTACAGCGACATTCACACTCCAACAGAGGAGGACGCAGCGCTTTTTCTCAAGACCAGGGTAACGCAGGTCGGCTGAGCCTTGCTCTATATGCTCTGGTGCTGTCCAAGCTACCTTCGCATGAAAAGAGGATATGGGACTTGGTTGCGTACTTGGGGCGCTACGGTCACCAGCCTGCAAGCGTTTCTCTTCAACTTCCAATAGGGGACATGCGACGCCTTGCTGAATCTGTGAACGATCTGGTCAAAGAAGAGTCTGATGCTGCACGAGGAGGCGAAAAAGAACTGTGACAGTTACCCATGAAGTCAAGGCAGAGTACACAGTAGATCCAGCAAAAGCGGTGGGAGCGCTTGGGAAGATTGCTGCGTCGGCTGGGCGCATCAATAGCACGTTTGACAAAGCGTCTACTCTGCTCGGATCTGTCGCTTCTGTGGGTGGCTCTGTAGTTGCTGCGTTCTCATTCGAGAAGATCATCAGCACGACCAAAGAACATCTTGGGATGATCCAGCGCATCAGCACACTCACAAAGACTGATGTTCGATCTGCTGATGCGCTGGTTGGTGCCTTTGAGGACGTAGGGATAGAAGGAGAGACAACAGAACGGATCTTGCTTGGGATGAGCCGGCGAGCCTCGATGATGAACCTGGGCATGCAAGGCATGAACAGAACGGTCGGAGGCACCCGAGGAATGTTTCAACGGCTCGGCGTGGACGTTCGTAAAGGGATAGAGCCTGCACTCATGAAGATGTCCAAGCTCTACAAGGAAGGGAAAGTTGACGTTTCGGAGCTGGGCACAGCATTTGGAGTTCCAAGACAGCAAGCACTTGACATGGTGCGCTTGTTGGAAAAAGGCCCAGGTGAGATCAAGAAGATGATCGCGTCTGGCAGAGAGTTTGCCATTGGTGATGATACGATGGCACAATTCAACCGAATGCGAACTGCTTCCATTTCTGCAAAGGATGCTTTGCAGCGCATGCAGATCATGGTTGGCTCTGAGCTGATGCCTGTGCTTGCCGAGCTGATGGAAGATGCAACAAAGAAGATCAAAGAGTGGTTGCCTGAAGTCAAGAAGTTCGCTGTCTTCTTGCGCGAGAATTTGCATGCTGCTCTTGATACGATCCTCAAGATTGGTAAGGTTCTGCTTGCCAACTACGCCACCATCAAGGCTACGACTGCTCTGCAAGCCCTAGGCATGCTCAAAGGAGCTGGGGGTATGGGCATAGGGGGGCTGGCCAGCAAAGCTCTAGGCTATGTCCGGGGGGCTCCTACGGGGGTTGCAGCTGCGACTCGCGTAGCGTCAACCCTGGTGGGCTTTGGGGCTAGTCCTGCTTCAATGGCGAAGGCTCTGCCAATGCTTGGCAGCGTCATGCGTGTGGTGGCCATGCTTGGACGCTTGACGGCTTTGGGGGTTGTGATTGGGTTCGTTCTTGGGGCAGTCCAAGTCATTCGGACCAACTTCTTGGGCATCAAAGACTCGATGCTTGGGTTCTGGAACAGACTGAGGGCTCACGTTGCAGTCATCCACAGGCTCTTTGCACCAGTCATCCAAGCGTTCTCAACGGACGGGACGATAGGGAAGTTCTTCGGAACGATCATTGTCACCGTCATAAAGAGCATGATGGATATGGTAGAAAGGATCTTCACTACAGTTGAGATCATCATCTTGTGGGTCAGCAAGATCATAGATGACCCAGAGAAGCTCATGAGCCCTCTGGACACGCTTGTAGAGGCAGGGAATGAAGCAGCCAAGATGCACAGGGATGCTCTGCGCAAGCAAGCAGCAGAAGAAAAGGCGAGGCTTGCACTGGACAGAGCTACACCAAAGGATCGTGCACTCAATCATTATGACTTCAGGAACAGTAGGTTCTCGATAACCCAGAACTTCGAGGAGGGCTTTGATCCAGATCGTATTGCACTTGCGTTCTCGAATGACTTGGCTTCACTAGGCGAAAAGAAGTTGATGAGTGGCTTCAGTCCGCTGTACGCAATCAGGTGACCTGTGCCTCTTCTTGGAGAAGCATCGAATTCGTCAACGTCCGTCTCGGCAGCGAGTGCCTTCGAGATTGAAGAGCTGTCTGGAGATGAGAGGCTCTTGCAGCTTGTTGGTCGTGCACTACCATTCCGGCCGATCGAGATCCCAACAACGATGCGCGCAGTGGCCACGTACTGTGCAGGCAATCCGATTGGGACACTGCAAGTGCTAGGGTCTACACGAGATGTTGTGACCGTACAGGGCAAGTGGAAAGATCGCTTTATTCAGCCCACAGGAACAGACGTTACTTCGATCACAAATGAAGGCGCAGCCATCCTAGATGGAGAGTTGATTCAGAACGTAGGTGAGCTCGTTCGCTCAGTTGAAGACTTTACAGTCAAGGGGCAGCTCGTAGAGATACGATGGGCTGAGCAGACCAGACGTGGTGTGATCACTAGGTTCGTTCCGAAGTGGGACAACGTCCATGACGTAGAGTGGGAGCTACAGTTCACTCTGATTTCCGATGGCTCAGTAGACGCTCCACCTACGTTCATGGAGCTTGATCAGCAAACGATTGCGTCAGAACTGAAAGCAGCAGTGGACAACGTTCTTGCAGGCACAAAGATCGTGACTTGGAGCAACGCTTTGCTTGATGAAGTGAACGTGCTTGATGCTGCTATTGAGGAAGCATCTGATGCTGCGCGAGACACTGTCGCAAAGACGGTTTCACAAGTCATGGCACCTGTTGACGCAGCAAAGAGAATGCTTGGTGTGCTTCAGCATGCCATCGATTCAGCTCAGTCACTTGCTGAATTCACACAGGCACGTGTAGATCGAGCTGTCAGTGGTCTTGCTATAACTACTCCAACCTTTGGTGAAACCCTTGAGGCTTCTTATAGCATACGCAACGTACGATCTTGTGCAATTCGATCTCGTTCTGTGGCACTACAGCATCGAGAAAGCCTTCGGGACACCGTAGGTCTGCGAGCTGCGCCTGCTACGCACATCATGAGGCAAGGCGAAGATCTCAGAACAGTCTCGACGTACTACTATGGGCGTCCAGACGAGTGGAGGCGCATTGCTCTGTTCAACGGTTACGACGGGGCATCCGTGCCACAAGGCAAGTTGATCGCTATACCTCCAGCGACTGAAGATGCTTCACAGCAGGGGGTGGCTTGATGTCTGACAATCCTGCTGTCAACTACGTTTTCTACCCTTCGATGGTCGCTCACTTGTTCCTTCGCTTTGATGAAGCTTTGCACCTGGTGAGTACACCCATGTCAGCACCTTTGTCTGTTGGAGGATACACACCAGGTGGTGTCCCATCCTTGTCGAACAGCCCTTTGATCGTGAGCAAGGGTAAGGACAACCTCACAAGTGTGATGAACCGCATTCCGAGAGAAGCGAGTGTAGAACTGTCTGGGTATCGACAGGCAGGCAAGTGGAATGTGACGATGGACTACAGGGACTTTCCTGTTGACCCGAGGCTATGCCGCGCTGTTGCTGTGGAGATGCACCTTGGAACAGTGCGTCCACAGGACTTCGGCGAAGGAATGACCAAGTACAAGCCAGGTGGGGGGCGTGCGAGCATTCTAGAGACACGAGAAAATGGCGTGATGCGTCAAGACACGCTTCTCATCTATGGGCTTGCTGATTCCATTCACTCTGAATGGTCTGACAAAGGTGCTTGGGTCAGAATGGAAGGCAGAGACCTTCGCGGAGTCCTGCTTGATGCCATGGCGCGTCCGTCCTTGCTTGCGAAGCTCAAGCTGTCTGAACCGATCGATGATGTTGTAGCGCAAATCATAGCGCTCCATCCGTTCGGTGAGCAGATCACTATCTCTACGAACGTAGACGACTGGCCAGGCAAAAGGATTCCGAGTCCATGTGAGGAGAGCGGGCTCACACGTGTGAACCTTGGAGCAGCCAAAGGCAAACCTGGGACTTCCCCTCAAGGCGATTCAAACCAGCTTTCTGTCTGGGACATCATCACAAACTACTGCTTCCTCGTCGGTGCGATCCCGTACTTCATAGGACAGACTCTTTACATCCGGCCATCGCGTAGCTTGTACGACAGAAACAAGACAGATCCACATGGGAACCCAAGCGCACAAGGTGGTCTACAGTCCACGTCCACAAAGACGATTGGTGCTGGTGGTGCTACTCGCTTGGTGCATACGAGCAAGGGGCAAGAGAAATGGGCAATTCGCCATCTTGTCTTTGGTCACGACATCGTCAACTTGGAGTTCGAGAGGAAGCTTGGTGGGATCAAGGTTCCACAGATTGAAGTCGTTTGCTTGGACACGTCTTCAAAGAACCGTGGCCACCAAAAGCTGATGATCTCTACGTATCCACCAAGCACCCCATCACAAGAAAACGTAGACCCTGAAGCTGTTGACGAGCAAGGCCCAAACGCTTCGGTGACTGCGGACGCTTCAACACAGAAAGCGCTGACAAACGACGTTGCACCTGGAGGGCAGACGCACAAGCAGGTTATACGAATTCCGATCTCTGGCGTGCATGACAAGAGTGTTCTGGACAGGATTGCAAGGGATCTCTGGGAAGAGATTGGTCGTGGAGAGATGGGCGGAAAGGTGTCAACGAAAACGCTCACATCGTTTGGAGGATCGAGCCAGAATCCGGACTTGCTGAGCTTGAGACCAGGTGACCCAATAGAGATCAAGTTTGACGTGCGCAAGTTGCAGTCTGTACCGCCATTGGAGAATTCGGTTACTGATACGTTCCGTCTGCCATTCGAGCAGCAGGTACAGGAAGTCATGAAGCGTATCCCAGACCAGAACCTTGCCAGAGTGCTAGTCGCTACAGCTCGAAACCAAGTTCAGGAGCTTCAGAGCTTCTTTCGTGTGAACAACGTTCGCTTCGGATGGGCAGCAGAAGGGGAAGGTGTTGACATCCAGTTCGACTTTCAGAATTTCTTGGAAGCGCGCAGTGACATTGATCCACAGAAGAAGAACACGACGCCAAGCAAGAAGAGGAGTGTATCAGGCCCCAAAGCAAACGTACCGAGGCTCCCAGGCTCGAAGGTTCCACCTGGTAGCAGTGGAGCTTCAGGGTCTTGGTAGAGGACAAGCATGCTGAGCAGAACAAGAGCCAGTCGAGCACCTGACTTTTCGCGCATTGGAAACGCGATCTCTAGGCCAGGGATTGACCCTAGGGTTTGGGTGTCCCTTGCGATTGTGCGCTCTGTCTCAGTAGACCCAGCAGAAGGTGTGTTCGTTGACGTGCTTCTTGTTCCTTCAGAGCTTGAGACGACGGCACGACTTGGAGCTGAATACTCAGGGAATGGCTTTGGACTGTACATGCCACTCCTGGAAGGAGATGAAGTCCTCGTGACAGCTCCACGTGGAGACCCGGCAGAAGGTCTTGTGGTGACGAGGAGGCTGCA